CTCATCTGCACGAATGGAATGGTCGGGGAAGGTGCAGCCGCGTTCGATCTGCTAAAGAAACACAGCCAACAAACGGCCAAGAACATTGAAAACCTGTTGACGGTTGACGCACTGGACAAGTCACTGGATGCCTTCCACAAGTCCGGCGAAGTGTGGGACAAGCTGGGACGTATGCCCATCACGCAGGAGCAAGGGCTGGTCATCTTGCAGAACCTAACGGGTAGCGGCAAGGCTATCCCTTCCGAGCGTATCCGCAACGGTGTTGCAACAGTGTGGGGCAACCCTCGCCACGTTGAGGATGAGACACGCAACGTGTGGAACCTGTACAACGCAGCCACGCAGCACATCACGCACGACATCGCACCGAAGCGGTTTGAGTTTGCGGATGAGGTAGGCCGAAGCGTTCACCGCGCATTCACCAAGATTGCAACGGGTGAGGCGGCTATCCTCGCCAAGCTGTTGAAGGCTCCGAAGCTTCCGGCGGTAGTGGTGCAGAACAACTAACAACCTCGCCCCCCGCAAGGGGGGCGGGTCTTTTATAAGCGTAAAAATAAATGAAAAAAAAATGTGTTTTGGGGTTGACTTCCAAAGCAATATGTGGATAATCAAAATCGTTATGAGCAACACAGCAACACAAACCAAGACAGGCCACGTTCAATTCAGCGTGGCGAAACTGCAACGCACACTCACCACCCACAAGGGTAACGGGTTCGCTCACATCATCGCCAAGACCATCCCCGCGATGAACAAGGGCGGCACTATGGGAAACCCTATCAACCCCTTTTATGGCAACGTGTTTAAGGTCACGGACGTGAACATTCAAGCGGGGTTCAAGTACATCAACAGCGTGAACAACCAACTTGGGCGCGAAGGTAAAACAGCCGACGCCGTAGCCAAGCCGCGCAAGTGGGGCCAACGTATAGCGGGAACACCGCTGGTGGAACATACCAACAAAGCCGGAGACTATCGCCTGTACCTAGAGGCCAAGTGTGAGAAGGTCAACAGCGTACGCTATGAGGATAGCGAAGGCAACGCAATCGCCAAGGCCGACCTTGCGGGATGGTTGAAAGATCGCCCTGCCAAGAGCAGAACACAGGCCAACGTGGAGAGTGAAATCATCCTGCGGGACTACGCGCTTGACTCCATCCAATGGATAGCAATTGACGGGGAACGTATCGACCTCGCAGCCTAAAGGGGCAAGACTCACGCCCCCCGCAAGGGGGGCTTTTTTGTGCCTTAAAATAAATGCGTTTTGGGGTTGACTTCCAAAGCGGGATGTGGATAATGGGGTCATGAGCAACACACTGAAGACCGCCATCGAAGCCATCTACACCAACTTCAATCGCATCGCGCACGAGCAAAATGCCAAGGCCGAAGCGGCTACCCATCCCGCCATGGCGGCGAAGCGCAAAGCCGTAGCGGCATCCTACATGGCCGACCTCAAAGGGCTGGTCGCCTTTATCACCAACGGGGCCACAGAGTCGCACGAGTCACTTGCGGAATATATTTGCGACGAAGGTTATTTGACTTGGGCCGACGAGCGGGGCAACACCACAGCAATCTACGCGGTGACGGGTAACAACGGATGGCTCGGCAAAGGCGTTTGGTTCATCAATAAGGATGGGCTGGTGCGGGAGCAGGTCGGCGACAAGCGGCTAGTGAAGGTCACGGCCATCCCTAACCTTTGAGGCCCACCGCCTCCCTAAGCCCTCGAAGGGGTAACAACCTAGAGCGGCAACCGCCGCCGCCTCCAAGGGCTTAGAGGGCAGGACTGGGAGCCTAGGGCGAGTCAATAAAAAAATCACAAATTCTGAAAATAAATTTTAGGGGTGGGGTGGCTCGGCAGAAAAAATGTTTTCAAAATCCTAAAATGCGTTTTCTGAAATTTCGGATCGGTAACAAAAAATCGTGTCAAGAAAAAAATCTCAGAATCTGAAAAAAGTTTTCCACAAAAATTCCACCGCCGAAAAGCCCCCCCTCTAAATAAGGGGGGTGGCCACCCTTTTTGAAAAGCCGTGGGGCGGCGTTTACGTCGTTTTGGGAACAGGGGGTGAATTTCTATTTCGCCATGGATGACCCTGTCTTTTGAGCATGAAAGTCAAAATCGAAGGGATCAAAAGAGCTTAGAAGTGAAAAAATCGGCGGGACCCTTTTTATTTTTAGGGCTTTCTAAGCATACAGGATAAAATTAAGGAAGAATGAATGAGTTGTCTGATTTGATTAGCCCCGATTTAAATATTTGGGAAATAGGGACAGAATATAATGAGAAGGGATCGACTGTTGTCGAAGATTGGTTAAAGCCAGAATCGGCGGATTGGGTTTATAACTTCATTGCAAATTATCCAAGTGACTGGTGGTCTCAAAGTACTTGCGATCAAAATGGGGTAGAGAATGTGCGGCATGATCCCAAGAATTCAGAACATTTGCAAAATAATAGGGATAAGGCTCAAGAATCATTCATAAATGGTCACTTCTCCTATAACTTTGATAGGTCTACAGGGCATCACGCTAGTTGTGACTGTGATGAGTGCAAGTTCAAAACGTGGATACGCAGTCCAAACACTATGAAATGGGTGGGAGGACTCGCAGGGGAAGAGTTAAAGGGCACAGGGGAGCTATTTATATCACGGTACAAAGAATTTCAATTTCTAAGTCCACACCATGACACGAATAAAGGCAAAATCGGGTTCGTATATAACGTGACTAAAGATTGGAAGCCAGAGTGGGGTGGCATGTTGCATGTAATGGAGAGGAATTACAGAACAATTTCAAAAGTAGTTATGCCAAAGTATAATCAGCTTACTATATTCAATATTCCAAAGTCCTCAGGTGTCCCTCATTACGTGTCTCACGTCGTAGGAGGGGTGACTAATCACAGGCTATCATTCACGGGCTGGTTTTCGTAGTGTAAGTATCGTCACGTATGAGCAAAAAGCGCGGGAGCCCTTCAAGGACTAAACTCAAACAGGATGTAGCCACCGAGATCATCGATGCAATAGATTCTGCTAATCCGAATCCTATAAGAAGATCTTTAAAGCTAAAGCAATTTCCTTGGACAGCCAAACAAAGAGACTTTTTTAAGATCGCTTTGGCGGAAAACACTAAGATTATGCTCGTTAAAGGACCTGCTGGTACAAGCAAGTCACTCTTATCGGTCTATTGCGGGTTGAGACTCTTAAATGAGAAGAAGATCTCAGACATTATGTACCTAAGGTCGGCTGTTGAGAGCTCAGAAAGCAAGTTGGGTTTCTTACCGGGTTCAGCGGAGGACAAACTCAGGTTTTATAATCTGCCTTTCCTTGACAAATTGGACGAACTGGTCACTGACGCTACTGCTGAGAGATTAGAGAGAGAGGGACGCATCTCAATGTACCCTGTTAACTTTGCTAGAGGTATGAGTTGGAAGTCAAAATGCATTATTTTGGACGAAGCACAGAACAGTTCAATGAAAGAGATCACTACGGTCTTGACTAGGCTCGGAGAAGGCTCTAGGTGCTTTGTTTTGGCGGACCCTGCACAGACCGATCTTCACAGAAAAGAGCTTCAGGGGGGATTTGACAGGATAGAAACGGCATTCTCTAATGAGGAGGCTAGAGAACAGGGTATAGAAACTTTTGAGTTCAATGAGGACGATGTAATGAGATCTGCTTTAGTAAAATACATCGTAAAGGCACTGAAGAAGGTTTAAGTTAGTTTTTGGGGGGACTAAAAGTGTAAGGTAATGTGATGGGCGACCATGATATAGACATAAAGGAGGATTCTCAGGTTAAATTGGATGTGAAGTCTTTGGTTGGAATCGTATTGACTATATTATCTATTGCTGGGGTATGGTTTACCCTTACTGCTCAACTTGCACAATTGCAATTGGATGTGGTTCGTATGCAGGACACGGTCAAGATGAACAATGAGTTCAGGGTTAAATGGCCTAGAGGAGAGTTGGGAGCTTTACCGGATGATGCTAAGCAAGATTTACGGATAGAGTATATACAGAAGGAGATAGAGGAGTTGAAGGTTGAACTTAAACAACTTAAAGAGGGAAGCTAATCTCTAGATTTCTTCTATTATCTTTTGCTTCTTCTTCAATATCTGCCTTTTCTTCCCGTTTACATGCGGATTCTTTTTGAAATACTCTTCTCTCCATTCCAGCCATTCTTCATACTTCATATTATCATCTTAGTAGATAGTAGAATGCTGCTACGATTGAAAGGTGTACCCCCAAAATCAAACTAAATGAAACTACCATTAAGGGAAGGACTACAGAGTCTGCCATATCAAATATCTTCTTCATTTCTTCTAATTACCTTATACTCTTCTTGAGTCAGTTTTATTGTTTTTGTGGGTTAAACAGTTCATAAGAAGATGACTTTTTCACTTATAGTTGACGGCTTGTACTTACGTTGACGAGAAAACCCTTTTTCTCGTTACCTCTTACTCCAACTGGGCTCGGGCTGACAACTCCCGTATCTGTTCCGCGATTTCCGAGGAAGACCTTATCTTCTCCCCTAAACCGTCCACCATTTCTATTCCTAATTCTCTACAAATTTGGGATTCGGGGATTTCTTCCTCTTTTCTGTCTCCGCCATTAGCGAATATTGAGGGTCTGATTATCTCGAGAGTTTTACATACCGACAGATCTTTATCTTTTGATATTATTGCATAATCGACAACATATAGAGCGTTAATGATCCTAAGCCTGTCATCCTCATTCATAAAGGACTCACCTTTTTTTAATTTTGCTTGTTCGTCGTTATTGACAATTACGATCAAATCCGTCCCGAGTTTCTTTGATTGCTCGAGATATTCTAGATGGCCTACATGGAATGGGTCAAAATAGCCGCTTACAGCGACGAGGATCGCTTCTGGGCTCGGATACTGAGTACTTAGGTCAAACATATCTAAATTTAAAAAAATCCCCTCAGGGGGTCCTAAGGGGATTTGTCGAGCAGCAGTGATAATCGTTAATCCGCTTTCAATTCAGCAGAAACGAATGGAATAGTCAAGCTGATGCTATCCTTTTTAACGGAAGCATCGGCCCAACCATCTCCTTCATTAGCTTTAGGACCAACGCTCAGGGTTGTGGTGCATCCGATGGAGGCGATTCCAGCCAACACCAATAATGAGAGTACTAGTTTTTTCATATGATTTCTTTTTTTATCTTTGCAAAAGGAATAAGAGGGAAAGAGTTTTTACGGCTAAAGCCTTCCTACTTAGGATCTGGTTCTCCCTTATCGAACATATTATACACTTCACGAGCGAGTTTGTTGATTTTTCTTGCTACATCGTGATTATCATTATCACTTGTGCACATTGTCAGGGACAATTTACCAATCTCTAGAAGCTTGTTCTTTGCTTTTTTATTTTTTTGAGTCACGTTTCCTCGCCTCCGTTTTTCTCCAAGAGCATCTAGTGTACAGAAATCTAGCCATAGTATTTGCAAATTTATTTACCTCTGCTTCTGATTTGTCCCAGAAGAAGGCGTGACAGAATTCATGTATACAAGTGTTCAGTTCTGTCTTTTTAGTCAAGTACGGACTGATCTCTATTTTGGGCTTTTCTTCCTTCGGATCTATGCATACTCCATCAGCCTCACCATAAAGTCTTTCGTTAGGTTTTCTGAAGTAAACCTCATACTCTACCCCTTGAGAGTTTTTAAACTTAAAGGATGGTCTATTCTTCATCTATGAATATTACACTCTTTTAATTTTTTGATTAGATTTTTGAAGAAAAAGGTCTAATAATAGTATACTTATGAAAAAATACTGTACAGATTGTTCAAAACCGATGGAATACGGTGTAAGTCCTCCGAACTTTTGTCCTAATTGCGGACATAAATTCTCTGTTTTTGGGCATCAGGAGACAGAGCCCATAAAACCAGTCCGGGGTAAGGAGCGTCCAGTTGAGCCTCAAGCGACTAAAGATAAGGATGCTTTCGGTATAGAGGAAGGCGGCAACTCAGAAATCACTTCGATCCCAGATATGACAAAGTTAGAGTTCGAGGTATCAGTAGCCAAAAAGCAATCTTTGAAACAATTAATGGGAGGACCTGCTTCTAGCACTAGTGAGTTCGGGCCTAGAGGGGAAGAGCCCAGAGCCTCAGAAGAAGACTTTCTAAAACAGTACTCCGAAGAGGGTGGCTCAAATCCTAGACGTAACTTGTAATTTTGCCCCGTAAAAAAGCAAAACCTGAAGCTCCTCCTGTCTACGAAGATTTTATAGATCTTATAGACCTAGAGATAAGAAAGAGGAGAGGCAAATGGAATCTATCCATATTAAATTGGATGGATTACGATGACGTTTCCCAGATAATAAGAATACATATCTTCAAAAAATGGCATTTGTACGACCCTAAAAAACCTCTCTCTCCTTGGCTAAACAGAATCATAACGAACCAAATAAAAAACCTTATAAGAAACAACTATGGAAATTTCTCAAGGCCATGTCTCAAATGTGCAGCAGCGCAAGATTACAATTTATGCGCGATATACGAAAGTCAATGCGATGCGTGTCCGCTTTACTCTAATTGGGTAAAGAATAAAAAATCTTGCTACGACGCTAAGTTACCAGTCGCTATAGAAAATCACATACAAGAAGTATACTCTAAGTTTGATAGCGGCTTCGACGTCGAAAGAGCAACCTTTAAGTTGCATAAAGCTATGGAAAAGCTTTTGAAGCCTTTAGAGTGGAAGGTATATAAAATGATATACATAGATGGGCTCTCCGAAAACGAGGCAGCAAAGAAGATGGGATATAAGACAACAGAAGTAAACAGGAGTCCGGGGTACAAGCAGATCAAAAACATTCAGAAAAAAATCCTCGCCAAAGCCAAGAACTTCCTCAGTAAAGGAGGCATAGATTTTTGAAATGAGTAAAGAAAAAATAACCTTAACCGAAGAGCAAACCAATTCTTTAGTCGATTATTGGAATAGCCAGTCTGATGAAAAATTATCTAGGAAGGACTTAATTGGGCACATTTTCCCAGATATATCAGACGAGTTGAAAGACGGCAGGAGTCAGTACGGGAAAGCAGTAACCGAAGCCTTGTTGAGTAGAGACATAAAACCCTCAAGCGGTCACGACTACGTTAAAAAGAAGAAAATCGTTTTAACAGAAGAGCAAAAAGAATTTACGCGCAACAACGTGGCTTTAATGAGCGGAGTTGAAATCGCTAAGATCGTTTTTAAAGATGACTCCTTAACTAACTTACATCAGGAGACTAAGGCTATATTCGAGTATATAAGAAGTCTGCCCGTCGAGGCCATTGGCGTGAACGAGGAAGAAAACACGACCCAAGGATTCAAGCCGCCTAAAACCTTTGTAACTACTTTCGCGAGAATTAACAAATATGTAAATCCTCAGATCGACAAAGATAAAATAACCCCGAAAATAAAAAGAGATGTCGAAGCATGTATGTCGTACATGAGCGCATACAGGTTTATTCACCAAGCGAGTACTTACGGGACAAAGGTAGAGAGAGATCTCTTCGAGTCTAGCTTTGTGAGGTATACGAACGATAAGTCGGATCTAACGCAAGAGGAAGTTGACCAGTATATCGTGCTGTCTACTGAGGTCGTAATATCTTCCAACATTCAGATAAGAATTAACAGATTATCCACAATGCTGGATAACGCTGCGGAAGACACCGATGGACGCAGAATATCGATGGGATTGTCCGACGCGATAAGCTCCGCACAGACAGAGTATAACCAATGTGTTAATCGGCAACAGAAGTTACTGGATGACCTAAAAGAGAAGAGAAGCAAAAGGCTGTCCAAACAGCATCAAGATAACGCTAGTATTCTAAACTTGGTTGAAGCTTGGAAAGAGGAAGAAACTAGAAAAAAAATGGTTCAACTAGCAGACCTGAGGAAACAATCTATTTTGAAAGAGGTTGATAGGATAACCACAATGGACGAGATAAAAGCTCGTGTTATGGGGATCGGGGAAAACGAGATTCTAAATGGATAGCAGAAAACATAAATGTATGATCTGTAGTAAGAGATTTGATTCTGACAAGTCTCTACATTTTCATTTAAAGGCTCATAGCATTAAGACTAAGGAGTATTACGAGAAATTTTTTCCGAAAAAAGATCTTCTTACTGGCGAGAAAATAGAGTTTACGAACAAAGAGAGTTACAAGAAAAAGCATTTTGTATCAGCAACTAACTTCAAGACTTGGAGAAAGATTACGGACATTAATGAAGTAAGGAAGTTCTGCTCTAAGCTTTTTAACGATAGGGTTAAAGATGGTAAAGTCAGGTTTTCGCTAAGCGAGGTAGAGCTTAGAAGCTTGATGTGGCCTACGGTTTCGGAATGTGAAAAACTTTTCGATGGCTATTATGACTTTTGTTCCAGTGTCGGCCTCATAAATAAATTTAAATATTACTTAGACGTAGAGAGACCAGCAGAGGACAATGATTTCACGATATATATAGACACGAGAGAACAGTTGCCCCTCGAATTTGGGTCCAAGGACACAGAAGTAAGGACTCTAAAATTTGGGGATTACTGCGCTAGTAATGCTTATGAAAAGTGTCTGTTATACATAGAAAGAAAATCCTTGGCTGACTTTGTGGGGACGCTAAGTCCAAAGCACTTTAATAGGTTTAGAAACGAGATCATGAAGGCTGCTGACTCTCAGGCATTTTTAGTAGTTTTAGTGGAGTCTGTTTTCTCTAATGCGATGAGCTTTAAAAAGCAGAGAGAAGTGAGATCAAAAGAGAGAATCCATAAAGATACGAAAATGAACCCCGGCTATATTCTAAAACAAATGAGAGACTTGTGTCAGGAATTTAGTCATATACAATTTTTATTCGTTGATGGAAGAGAGGAGTCGTCTAGGGTGGCTCAAAAAGTATTCGCTAATCCTGATTATTATTCTCAGATAGACCTTCAATACATGTACGATATATCCAATTTATAATGTGGTATTGCCCAGAAAAATATAATCGCCCATTACCGGACGTTAACAAAGAAATACTCAGCCTAAAGGGGGAGTTAGATGACACAGCCGCGAAGGTGTCTTTGGCTAAATTTCTGCGAGGTAATCTCGGCTTTACTACCGAGTTAATATCTGGAATTAAATTAGCTGAGTTTCAGGAGATCACCTTAAAGGGAATGATGAACCGGAACTTCTCTATGTGCGTCTGGGGGCGCGGTTGCGGTAAGACGTTTATAGCCTCGGTCTTTTGCTTCTTGCAATGCATCTTTGAGCCGAAGACAAAGATTCTTATTGCGGGTCCCACTTTCCGTACCGCGAGATTTATCTTCAACAATCTAGAAAAGTTAGTGGATACAAAGGGAGCTTCTTTACTCCAACAAGCATTCGGAGCGAAGGCAAAACGGAACGACGCCTTTGAGTGGCAAATAAACGGAGGCTCCATAACAGCGATCCCTTTGAGTGGAGAAAAGATTCGCGGATTTAGAGCTAACGTTTTAGTCCTCGACGAGTTTCTGTTGCTTCCTGAGGATACAATCAAAACCGTGCTCATGCCGTTTTTGGTTGCCCCTCAAGACATGAAGGAGCGTATCGAAATCAGGGAAATGGAGAACGGCCTTATAGAGAAAGGGCTAATGAAAGAAGAAGACAGGATGAAGTTCCAGAACAACTCAAAGATGATAGCTCTTTCATCAGCTTCTTATACTTTTGAGAATTTGTATAAAACTTACAAAGAATGGATGCAGAATATATATGATGATTCCGTGATCAGAGATGCGACATATTTTATATCTCAACTAGGCTGGGAATCTCTTCCAGATCATATGATCGATTCTACAATAATCGAAGAAGCTCAAAACGGCGGACAAAGCCACTCGTCTTTTCAAAGAGAGTATTGCGCTCAATTCACGGATGGGAGTGATTCTTACTTCAGTGGGAGAAAGATGCACGAATGTACTATCCCTGACGGAGAAAGTCCTCATACCCTAATAAGAGGCAAATCTAATCAGAAATATTTAGTCGCCATTGATCCTTCTTTTTCAAACAGCCCAAGCTCTGACTACTTTGCTATGTGCATTCTTGAGTTAGATATGGAGTCTAAACAGACTACAGTAGTACACAATTACGCTGTAGCAGGAGGAGATCTAAAAGATCACATAAAATACTTTAGCTATGTAGTCGAAAACTTTAACATAGAAATGATATGCATAGATAACGCTGGTTTTCAATTCATAGATGGGTGTAATGAGTCGGAACTTTTTAGAGACAACGTATTAAACTTCTTCGATATCAATACGGATAAAGAAGGATTGGATTACATAAAAGAAATTAAAAAAGCGAAAGCTGTATTTAATAAAGAAAACCACACGATTTGTTACAAGCAAGTGTTTAATAGTAGTTGGCTAAGGAAGTCTAATGAGCTTTTACAGGCGGCTATAGATCACAAGAGAATTTGGTTTGCGTCGAAATCAACGGCTGACAATAAGGCTTTTGACTCGCAAAGCAAACTTAGGATAAATATGGACCTAGTCGGTGAGGATAATATTTTAGAGTTGATTGAAACTCAGGATGATCTTATATACCAAGTGAAGAAGCAATGCGCTTTGATAGAAGTGAAAAGCACTGCTAAGGGAAACCAAACCTTTGATTTGCCACAGCACTTAAAGCGAAATACTTCACCGAACAGAGCGAGGAGAGATAACTATACGACATTACTCATGGCGAACTGGGCAGCGAAGGTATATTTTGACATTACGTCGATGAATTTAGAGGTGAAAACAAATACTTTCCGTCCTATAATGATTTAAGTGTAATAAAAAAAGATGAAAGAAGACGAAAAACCGCAAAAAAAGCCGAGAAGGAAGAAGAATCCTGAAACCAAACCTTTAATGGTAGGGCACGAGGCAAAAGCTTCCCATTCGACTTCTACTAGGCAAAGAGCGAACAGGTCCGCCTATATCGAGCGAACTAATGTATACAAGAACATTGATGACGGCATAATCCCATTTCGGAATCAGAATTACCAGAACCGTTCGAGCTTAGATATTAAAGACGCAGTTATCTTATGCCAGAAAGCTTACTATAATTTCGCCGTTTTCAGGAACACGATAGATTTGATGACGGAGTTCTCAATCGGGAATTTATTTCTTCGCGGCGGCAACAAAAAATCTAGAGATTTCATTGAAGCTTTTCTTCGGAAGATAGACGTAGACGCTATACAGGATAAGTTTTATAGAGAGTATTTTAGATCAGGAAACGTATTCGTTTATAGATTCGATGGTGTGATCGAGGGGGAAGAAGCGCGAAAGCTTTCCTCTTTGGCTGCTGTTAATGACAAATTCAAAATTCCAGTTCGTTACGTAATGTTGAATCCGTCAGAAATACAAATTAACGGTACGCTTACTTACACTACCCCAAACTACAAAAAAATCCTTACTGCTTTTGAGGTCGAAAGACTAAGACATCCTAAGACCGACGAAGACAGGCAGATGTACGAAGCTCTAGACCCGCTGACTAAAGAAAGAGTTAACAGCAAAAACATGGGAACGAGCGACATCAGTGTGGCTATTCCAATTGACCTAGATAGACTTTATACAATTTTTTATAAGAAGCAGGACTACGAGCCCTTTGCGATTCCTATGGGTTTTCCGGTTTTAGAAGATTTAAACTGGAAGAAAGAAATGAAGAAAATGGACATGGCTATAACTCGCACTGTGAGCCAAGCAGTCCTTCTTATTACGATGGGAGACGAGCCAGATAAGGGAGGCGTCAATCAGCAAAATTTAATTAACATGCAGGAGCTATTTAGGAACGAATCTGTTGGAAGAGTTTTGATAGCCGACTACACAACGAAAGCGGAGTTTATTATTCCGAAAATCGCTGACTTACTCGACCCCAAAAAGTACGAGATCGTAGATAAGGATATTTTAATCGGCCTAAACAATATACTGTTTGGTTCCGAGAAGTACTCAAATCAAATGACAAAGATGGAGGTCTTTCTAAAAAGGCTAGAGAGAGCTCAACAAGAGTTCTTGAGCGGTTTTTTACTCCCAGAAATCAAAAGGCTATGCAAAGAATTGGGCTTCAGAAGTTATCCTACCCCTATATTTGATTCGATACATTTAGGCGAAGGCGCGGTGACCTCTAGAATTTTCAGTAGACTAGTTGAAATTGGAGTGCTTACTCCAGAGCAAGGGTTCGAGGCGATACAGAGCGGAAGGTTGCCTGACGCCAAGGAGTCCGAAGATTCCCAAAGGAAGTTTAAAAAGTTAAGAGAAGAAGGTCTTTACCAGCCTTTGAACGGCGGCGGAGGTGTCACAGGCAGACCAGAAGGAACAGAAGGAGCCCCCCAATCGACAAAGGAAGTTTCCCCCATAGGCAAGGGAGACAATCCTAATCAAAAAACAGTTCAAAAAGAAGCCGCTGCTGATTATCACTTTAGCGTTTCTAAAATCAAAGAGAATATGATCCTAGCCCAAAAGCTCGAATCGAAAGTCGATGGTTTGCTGAAACGAAACCACAAAATTAAAGAGCTTAGCGATAGTCAGAAGGAAGTTTCTGGCTTCATATCAACCTTAGTTATGTGCAACGAAGATACTGAAAACTGGATTGCCAAAGCTAAGGATTACGTGAAGAAGCCTTGTGACAAAAATCAAAGCAGGGTTGACGATATTTCAGAGGTAGCTCTAGAGCACGGATTAAATGACTACCTAGCTGCAATTGTATTCGCAAGTAAAGTGAGCGGCGATGTCAAGAAATAGAGTAACATACCAGTCGGAAGCTGCTTATGTCGGTCCTCCAATAATCAGTGGGGCTCTTCTTACCGATTCAGTAGAGCCCTTAGAGAGGGTTCAGTCGCTGTCTTACTCAATAGAGATTTCAAGAGCGGACGTATCTCAGGCCGGAAAGGCTGGTTTGATAGGAGGACCCATAATACAAAGTCCGACTGTTGAGGGAGAGATCTCGTACTTGTGCGGAAGCTTTAGGAACGAGAAAGCGATTGGGCTCAACTTAAATCATAATTCTACAAACGTAGCAGACTCGTTATCCAATACTTTCGGCACTTCTTTGATAGAGGGATTTTCATCTAACGAGAACAGGAATCTAGATAGGAAGAACTTTTATGTTTCTCTTTCGGAAGAAGGAGTAGATGTAGCAGACAACGTCAACGGTCTCACTTCCGTGGCGGGTTTCAGTAAATGCTATATTAACAAATGGGCTTCTCAAGGCGGGGTTAACAGCCTAATTACGAATTCATTTTCGTTTCAAGCCTGTGATGTTCAGTATTTTAATTCGACTGGCACTATTAACATGCCAATAATAAACTTTAAGAAGACTAGAGATTTACCAACGCAAAGAGTCGTGCTCCCAACTTACGAAGCCACAGGGGTTTCGATTTTAAGCCCTAGGGACATCGAGCTATCTATAACCAAATTAGACGATAGCAATATAGATGATATTGGAATTTCGTTTAATGATGTAAAAATT